TAGAGTGGCGTGGGGTCGCGACCCCTCGCGACCCCTCGCGACCCCCAGGCGCTATCAACGTGGCTCTACATGAGTAAATTGACGCATCAGAGGGGGTCGCGACGGTCGCGACCCCCTTGCGCAATAGAGGTGAGCGAATGAGCCAATACAACCCCGATCTGATCGCAAAAGTGGTTGCCGCGGTGCTCGAAGGCCAATCTATGAGCGCCGTAGCCCGCGAGTATCGCATTCCGAAGGGTACGGTATCGTCTTGGGTCAACCGAAACGTAGATTTAGCGCCAATTTCCGGGGCCGCAGAGGGGGGGGGTCGCGAACTTCGCGACCCAAAAAAAGAAAACCGACGCGAGCAAATCGGCGATCTGATTATCGACAACCTCGAAGCGCAACTGAATGCAACGAAGATGATGGCGATCGCCATTCAAGATGAAGACTGGATCAGAAAGCAGCCAGCTTCCGAGATCGCTGTTCTCTTCGGCGTCATCTCGGATAAAACGTTCAGGATACTTGAAGCGCTTCCCGACGACGAAGAGGAAGAGGAGGAGTAAGCGCCGGCTTTCCTTCCGCACGTTTATCCGCCGCGTCAACCCGCGCTATCAGTTCTACCGCCACACGGAAGTGCTGATCGACGTGCTGCAGGCGGTGGCGGACGATCGGGTCAAGCGCCTGATGGTCTTCTGGCCGCCACGTCACAGCAAGAGCGAGACGGTCAGCCGGCTGTTTAGCGCCTACTACCTCTATCGCCACCCGGAGCGCTTTGTCGGCCTGGCGTCCTACGGGGCGGATCTGGCCTACACGCTGAGCCGCAACGCACGAGAATATTATCGAGCGAGCGGCGAACCGTTGGCGGTGGAAGGCGTCGAAAACTGGGAGACGGGCGAGGGCGGCGGTTTGTGGGCGGCAGGCGTCGGCGGCCCAGCTACGGGAAAGGGTTTTCACTGCCTGCCGGGCGACTCCCTTATTGTTACGGAATATGGTACAATGACAATTGAAACCCTTTGCCGGTCAAGGGGTCTTTTACCGAGGATATTGTCATATGACCACAACAAGCAAGAAACAGAATGGCGGCGAATCGTCGCTACTGCCATTCAACCCGGAAAGCCTCTTGTCGAAGTCTCGTTCTCTGGTGGGGGTCGAATGCGTTGCACTGCCGACCACCTTGTCTATATCGTTGAGCGGGGCTACAGGCAGGCCGGTGCTCTTGTACCAGGGGAAACCGTTATTCAAGTCTCGCCACTTCAAGACGTGCCTGATTTGCGGAACGAAAACAGGGCGCAATGCTCTGTGCGATGCCTGCGTTCGCGAGGTGAAGGATATTCGGTATCGGGTGGTCTGCGCATTTTGCGAAAAGGAATTCACCAGAAGCCGGTACGCAGTAGAAAAGTCACTAAGCATGGGAAGCACGGAACTTTACTGCTCGGTAGAATGCAGCCAAAGCCATCACGCCGTGAAGAATCACCGTCTATGTCAAGATTGCGGCGCCTTAACCGCAACCAAAACAAGCCGATACTGCGCGGAGTGCAACAGGCGACGCAGGGAAAACACAAGAGTGTTGGGAAATCGGGAATGTCCGTTTTGCGGGAAAGAGTTTCGCCCGACATCCCACAAGACGAAGTATTGCTCGAACGAGTGTGCGGACTTCGGCCATTCCCTTCGGATGCGCGGCAAGAACAACAGCAATTACAAGGACGGGCAAAGTTACGCGGAATGGTTCAAGAGGATGCGCCCGCTTATCCTGGAGCGAGACGAACACAAGTGCGCCGTTTGCGGAGCCGAGAATGTTCGACAAACGGTGAATCGACAGGGCGGCGTACAGGTTCGCTCTACATTGGTTATTCACCATATCGATCAGAAACCAGCAAACAATGTGGCTTCCAACCTGATTACACTATGCCAGGGGTGTCACGTGACATTCCACAAAACCGGGACTGGGAAATCGGCACTATTTCCACAGTTACAAGACTTGGCATCGCAACGAAGTTCGTCTATGACCTCCAAGTTGAAGGAAATAGCAACTTCTTTGCAGATGGCGTACTCGTGCACAACTGCGGAATTGTCGACGATCCCCTGAAGAACGCAGAAGAAGCGGCGTCGGCGACGATACGCGAGAAGCAGAAGGATTGGTGGCGCTCGACTTTCTACACCAGGCAGGAGCCGGACGCGGCGATCATCGTCATTCAGACCCGTTGGAACGAAGACGATCTGGCCGGGTGGCTGCTGTCCGAGGAGGCGACCGGCGACGACGAACCGGAGCGCTGGCATGTCGTGTCGATGCCCGCCATCTATGGCGAAGATGAGCTGCTCGAATTCCCTGACACCTGCACGGTGGAAGCGGATTGGCGCAAACCAGGGGAGGCGCTATGTCCAGAAAGATACCCGATAGCCAAACTGCGCAAGTATCAGCGGCGGCTGGGCGGCTACTTCTGGGGCGCACTCTTCCAGCAACACCCGCGGCCCCGCGCCGGGACTATGTTTCAGCGAGAATGGTTCTCAATTGTGGATGCTGCGCCGGCGGACGCCAAGCGCGTGCGCTACTGGGACAAGGCTGGCACCAAGGACGGCGGCAAGGCAACGGCGGGAGTGCTGATCGCACGCGACGCCGACGGCGTGGTCTACGTCGAGCATGTGGTGCGTGGTCAGTACAGCGCCCTGGAGCGCGAGAAGGTTATCCGGCAGACAGCGGAGGCCGACGCGGCGCGCTACGGCAGGGTGCTGGTGTGGATGGAACAAGAGCCGGGATCGGGCGGCAAGGAAAGCGCAGAGGCGACTGTGCGCAACCTGGCCGGCTTTCGTGTTTACAAGGAAACGGTAAGCGGCGACAAGGCGACGCGCGCCGAACCGTTTGCGGCCCAGTGCGCAGGGTCAAACGTGCGGCTGGTGCGTGGGCCGTGGAATAGCAATTATCTGGATGAATTGACGGCCTTTCCGCACGGCGTATTTTCGGATCAGGTGGACGCCAGCGCCGGCGGATACAACAAGTTGGCGTCTGCCAAAAAGGTAGCAAAGGTGAGATAGATGAACAAGAAGACGATCAGCACAAGCAGGCTGCGCCGGCTGCGGGTGCAGAGCACGTTGGGTGACCGCTACCAGATGGCACAGCGGCTGGCGCTGCCGTTTGGTGGCGATAAGCGCCGCGACATCTACGAGGCGGCCGGCTACGACAAGGCCATCGACTATCAGCAGTATCTAGCGCGCTACCTACGTCAGGACGTGGCGCGGCGCATCGTCAACCTGGTGGCCGGCGAGACCTGGCGCATGACGCCGTCGGTGCTTGACGGCCTCGACGAGGCGACAGGGAAGGACGACACGCCATTTACGGCGGAGTGGGTGCGAGTCGCCCAGGGCGGCGCCGACGATGCCGAGACCAAGCGCGGGCTGGCCCACTACCTGGCCAGGCTGGACCAGATCAGCGGTATCGGCCAGTACGGCGTGCTCTATCTGGGCCTCGCCGACGGCAGGGCGCCGGAGGAGCCAGCCGAGGCCGGCAGCCTGGCGGACGCCAACGGACTCATGTTTGCCAGCGTCTTCGACGAGGGGTCGGCAAAGGTCATGCTCTACGAGACGGATCGCCAGTCGCCGCGCTACGGGCGGCCGCTGCGCTATCAGCTCACAGACCGCAACGAATCCGGCAGCCTCACGACCTTCGATGCGCACTGGACCCGCTGCGTCCATGTGGCGGACAACGTGCTCACCAGCGACCTGCTTGGATCGCCGCGGCTGGAGGCGGCGTGGAATCGGCTGATCGACCTAGAGAAGGTCATGGCGGCAACCGGTGAGGGCGGCTGGACCCAGATGCAGCCGGGATACATCTTCTCGACAAAGGATGGCTACGAGGCGGACGACTTCGGCGCGGACGAGCGCGAGGCGCAGATGGACGAATTTGTCCACGGCCTGCGCCGCTTCCTAGAGATGAACGGCTACGAGACAACCACGCTGGCCGGCAGTCTGCAGGACCCCACCGGCGCCGTCGACAACATTCTCAAGCTCATCGCCGCTGCGACCGGTATCCCCATGCGCAAACTGGTGGGCAGCGAGCGGGGCGAACTGGCCAGCAGCCAGGATGACGACAACTGGATCGACATTATCGAGGCGCGCCAGCAGCAGCATGTAGGGCCGGCTATCATTCAGCCTACGATCAACCGGTTGCTGTGGCTGGGCGTGCTGCCGATGCCGGCCGCCGGCGCATACTCGATCTGGTGGCCGTCGCTGCGCCAGAAGAATCCATCGCAGCAGGCGGAGATCGCCGACCGCAACGCCAGCGCGTTGCAGAAGGTCAGAGCGAAGGTTGCCCCGCGCAAGTTTGCACAGACCTACCTGCCCGATCTGCCGGAGGATGCAATCGACGAGGAGCCGGAAGCGCCGGCGCCGACTGTGCTGCCGGCGGCGATGGGCAAGACGGGCGAGACGGACAGCATGGACGAAAACGACGACGCCGGCGACCAGGCGAAAGGAGGTGGGCTGGCGGATAACGCGGCCCGGCCCTTTCGTCGCTGGGCGAACTATCCGTAGCAACGTGTTGATCCTCCAACTTGACCCGGACGACCCGGACGCCGAGGCGGAAGAAATTGCACGGCTGGCAGCGCAGAATCAGGCGGCCATTGAGAACGCGCTACAGGCGCAACTGGCGCAGGTGGCCACCGCCGAGGACACTCTTCAGCTTCAGCGCATCGCCGACGCGCTGCCGGAGAATGATCTGCGCCTGGCGCTGGAGACGCTGCTGCGCGAGTCGGCGGGGCGGGGCGTGCGCGTCACCGCTGAGAAATTGTCCCAGTTGGCACTGGGCGTCAACTGGCAACTGTCAAACGAGGCGGCGCGGGTCTGGGCGCAAAACTACAGCTATGAGCTTGTCTCGCTTCTGACCGAGAACACGCGGGCGATGCTGGCCGACGCCGTCGCGGCATGGATCGAAAGCGGGGAGCCGCTCGGTACACTGATCGACGACGTGGCGCGCATCTTCGGCCCAGCTCGCGCCGAGGCGATTGCGGTGACCGAGGCGACGCGGGCGTATGCCGAGGGCAGCTTCACCCTCTACGAGCAGGCGGGATTCAACACGCGCCCACCGGAAGCGGACAGACCGCCGGCCCACGTTCGCTGCAGATGCTGGGTTTCGTTGGCGGAGACGGCGCCGGGCACGTGGGAATATCTCTGGTTGACCGCGCAGGATGAATTGGTATGTCCAGTCTGTGCACCGCGGCATCTCGCGTCAATCGGTTTTGCAGGGAGGCGATAGCGATGGAAGACATAGCCACCGGCGTCACGCCGGCCATGGATAGCACGCCGGCCGGCGATCCGTTTGTGCAGCAGTTGATCGCCGAAAACGAGCGGCTGCGTGTTCGTAACGCGACGTTGGAGCGGCGGCTGGCGTACTTCGACGTCACGGTACAGCGCATCGCGGCGGTCGTGCGCGAGGCGCAGGGCGCCAAGGGGGTGCACGGCTGATGGAGATCATCATCACGACGAACGCCAACCAGGTTGCCGACGAACTGGCGCGGCACGGCGCCAACATCCTGGACATCCTGCAGGGGCCGCTCGACCGCGGCGCGTTTCGCATCGAGGCGGGCATGAAGGTCTACCCGGCGGCGCGGTCCGAGTCACGTTATCGGCGCACGGGTACGCTGGGCCGGCGCTGGACAACGCGCCGCATCAGCGCGCCGGGCATGGCAGGCCGAGAGGTGGGCAACAACACGGAGTATGCGCCGTGGGTGCAGTCGAGCGAGTTGCAGGCGTACATGCATCGCGGCGTCTGGCAGACTGACGAGGACGTGATCCGCCGCGAGGCGCCCGGCATCGTGCGCGATGTGGAATCGACGCTGGCGGGCGCACTGGAGGCGTGGTGACGACACAGCAGGGCGACGTGCTGACCATCGGCGACGGCGACAGCGAGCAGCCCGTGCTATTGCAGCCACCACCGCGCCTGCAGCGCTTCGTCCAGCGCGTGGCTAGATTGCAGCCCGGCAAGTATGTGTTGACGCTGACCATTGCGCAGGAACGGGCATTCTGGACGATCCAGGAGATGGGAGGGTTGGAGCGGTGAGGACAAGCGACGATTACGCGGCGTGCATGCACGTCTACCCGTCGGGCATGGCCCGGCGCGCCAGCGTCCTGGCCACCGGGATTTGCGATATCGACGAGGCGGAGCGGCGTCTGCGCACCGACTATGCGGCGGCCATCGCGCCGGGCGACTGGCCGGCGCTGTGCGAGCGGATGGCGGCGAATCCGCCAGCGCGCTGGCGACCGGTGGTGACGGCATAGCACGGATGTGCTATGCTGGGTTTTGCGCATGACAATCGTACTGGTGGCGCTACTGGCGTGATGGCTGAGGCCTCGTGGTTGCGGCCGCAGTCGCACAGAGCGCAAGCGCAAGAGGGCCTTTCATCAACGTCGACGAGCGGCCCTCTTGCTTTCTTGGATGAATTTTCGCGTAACCCCTTGACGGCATTCGCACATGTGTGCTAATCTCGTAGTTGCGTGGCTCGCCGTGGCCGGCCCCAAAACCGGCCTATCGGGGGACGGTGGGTCACGCAAAATCTAATAGCAACGCCCGCCGCGGCTGATAGATGGCCATGGCGCAGGCGCCCATAATCGCACAGCAGATTGCGAAGACGGCGCAGGGAGGTGGTGACACGGTGTCACCACCTCCCTGCGCCGTCTTTTTTGTTTCTGGGGCATAGCATGACTGCAACACTCGTAC